TACCGCACGGGTTTCGTACTCCGGCAATGGGTCTACCAAGACATTTGCTGTCAACTTCTATTTTCTGGAAGAAAGCCATCTCCAGGTCATCATCCGGGCGGCTGACGGAACCGAGACAGTAAAAACCCTAACCACCGACTACACCGTGGCCGGGGAAGGAAATCCCGCTGGCGGGTCCATCACGTTCTTGTCTGACCCCGGCTAATGGAGAGACTGTCGTTATCGTTAGAAACCTCCCCCTGACCCAGCAGACAGACTACCTGGCCAACGATCCGTTTCCGGCAGAAAGCCATGAGCGGGCGCTGGACAAGCTGACCATGATGACCCAGCAGCAGCAGACCGAGCTGAACCAATCGGTTCGATTTCCCGTTACAGACGACCCAAGCCTAACAAAGACATTTCCAGCATCTCAAAGCAGGGCAAACCGATTAGTTAAATTTGACGCATCTGGAAACATTGGGGTTACAACCGAAAATTATGATGCCAACCTAGCAACGGTTGCAAATATTGCGCCTCAGATTGTCATAGTTTCTGGAAATACCAGCAACATCAATACGGTGGCTGCTGATCTTTCTGGTGGAAATACTATTGGAACAGTTGCTGGATCGATTGCAAATGTCAACGCAACCGGATCTAACATTGCCAACGTTAACGCGGTTGCCGGCAATGCTACAAACATCAACACAGTTGCCACAAACCTAAATGGTGTCAACACAATTGGAACCGTAGCAACGTCTATTTCGCTTGTAAACATTGTTGGGTCAAATATATCTAACGTTCAAAACGTTGCATCTAACATCAACAATGTTAATAACGTTGCCACCAATAGCTCGAATATCAATGCCGTAGCAGCTGATGCTGCCGACATTGGGACTGTTGCCAACAACATCGGATACGTTCAGACGCTTGGCTCAGACCTTGGCGGATCTGGCTTTGAGTACGACCTTGGATCAATTAGCGATCCCGCAACAGGCCCGTCTGGAACCCCTGATGGATTTATCGTTACGGTTTACAACAACCTGCCAGATATTCAGACTGTTGCCGGAATCAATACCGAGGTATCTGCGGTTGCCGCAATTGATACCGAAATTGTGGCTGTTGACGGAAATGCCACAAACATCAACGCTGTCGCTGCCGATCTTTTAGGTGCTGACAATATTGGTACGGTTGCCGGTTCGATTACAAACGTCAATGCTGTTGGAGCAGACATTGCAAACGTTAATACGGTTGCAACGGATTTGACTGGATCGGACACGATTGGAACGGTGGCCGGCGACATTACCAATGTCAACACGGTGGCAAGCAACATTAGCAACGTCAATATTGTGGCCGGCATTGACACAGAGGTTACGGCTGTTGCTGGCGATGCCACAGATATTGGCTTAGTTGCTGGGCAGATAAGCCCGACGAACAACATTGCGACCGTTGCCGGACAGGCTACAAACATTGCGGCGCTTGGCCCGATTGCAGCCGACATTACGACGGTGGCTGGTGATTCGGCAGACATTCAAAGCCTGGCTACCAAGACCACGCAAATCCAGGTGATTGGCGACGACTTGGCCGGAACCGGGTTTGCCTATGATCTTGGTTCTGTGACAGACCCGGCGGTTGGCCCAGGCGCTTCGCCTGATGGTTACTTGGTGACGGTCTACAACAACATTGCCGACATTCAAGCGGTGGCCGCAATTGACGATGACATTACGATTGTTGCCGATAACGTTGCCGACATCACAAACTTTGCCGATGTGTACCAAGGCCCAAAGGCTTCTGACCCGGCATTAAGAAATGATGGCTCTGCTTTGCAGGCGGGCGATCTGTACTTCAATGCTGCTGATTCGCTGATGAAGGTGTACAGCGGAACGGCGTGGATTGGAGCGTACGCTGGCTTGGGCGACCTTGCCTATTTGGACACCGTAGATACGGCGCAGATTGAGGATGGTGCTATCACTTCCTCAAAACTTGACTCAACTCTTGACTTAGGAGCACTTGCATAATGGCTACTGCACTTCAACTTCGCCGTGGCACTACGGCACAACACTCAACCTTTACTGGCGCTGCTGGTGAAGTCACGGTCGATACTGACAAGGATACCGTTGTCGTTCACGACGGCTTAAAAGCTGGTGGTTTTCCGCTGGTTCGAGATGGCGGTTCGGCAACCTTTACCACGGTCTTTGCTGAAACCATTGCGTCTACTTCGTCGTTCTCATGGAACAGCGCAACCAATAGCCCTGCTGCTGTGGCTGGTGGCCCGTCCACGCCTGTTATTACGAACATTCACCGTCGTATGCGCCGCTGCTTGTTGGCTGATAACGGAACTGTCAATTATTACCTTGATGCCACAGACAGCACGTTAAAAGAAGATGGCTCGTCTGCTGTGCTGACCGGCGCTGACGGTCAAGTAATGGTTGAGATTCCAATGTTCTATGTCAAGCGTTCTGTCAACGGAACCGTGACGACATGGGCAATTGCTGATGTGCCGCTTGAAGGTTTTGAGTTACATCCTGCATTTGTCAAGGATGGCAAGGTTGTGCCATTCCGCTACATTGGCGCTTATGACGCTTGCTATTGGGATGCTACGGATAGCACCTACAAGTCTGGCTTAAATCTTGACAACCTAAGCGGCAGCTTAGACCTGGCTGCTGACAAGCTATCATCGGTAAGCGGTGTGTACCCGATTGTTGGCGTGCTGCGATCTGATTGCCGTAGCCTTGCTGCTAACCGTGGTACTGGATGGCGACAGCTTGACTTTGCATTATGGTCTGCCGTTCAACTTTTATACCTTGTGGAAAACCAATCGTTCTACTCACAAAACATTACTGGCGCAGGCAACACAAACGTAACAAATGCGTACAGTATTGCTTCAAGCTCTAACCAAACGGACTCTCCGCATAGTGTTGCTGGCAAATCAAATAGTCTTGGCAATGCTTCTACCAACACTACAACTGGGGCAGAAAGCGCTTCCAGAGACACAGCATTTATGTCGTTCCGTGGTGTTGAGAATATGTATGGCAACTGCTGGAACTGGGCTGATGGTATCAACGTTAACGTGGGTGCAAACGGCAATGTCCATGTGACTAACAACCGTGCTGACTTTGCTGATAACACCAGCACTAATATGCAGCTTGTGTCTACGACTGCGCCAACCACATCAAACTATGTGTCGGCAATTGCAGCTATCGACAACTACTTTATTGCGTCGTCGGTATCTGGTGGTAGCGCCTCTACTTATTTGACGGACTACTGGTATGGCTCAACGTCAAGTAATCGCGTCGTGNTTTTCGGCGGTGNCGCTAATAATGGCGCGNNTGCGGGCGCGTTCNTCGTGCTTGCGCTTAATGATTCGTCGAATCGTGCTCGTAATGTTGGCGCGCGCCTTGCTTTTTAACTGCTGCGTAGCAGCACACTTTTGTAGTAAGGGGGATGGTTTCAGATGAATCACGTCGTGATTATCAGCAGTAACGCTAATAATGGCACGAATGCAGGCACGTTCATCGTGAATGCGAATAATGATTCATCGAATCGTAATCGTAATATTGGCACGCACCTTGCTGTTAGTAGTGCAATCGAAACCAGCCCCTTCCCTTCGGGGAGAATATGTCGATCCAATACAGGTTGGTAGGGCAACCGAACACCTGGGAGAACAACAGCAAATGAAACGGCACGGCAATCTTTGGCATAAGATTTTAGACTTGGACAACATTAAGTTTGCCCACCGCCAGGCTCGCCGTGGTAAATCGTACTATACCGAAGTCAAAATGGTAGACACAGACCTAGACAGATACGCCAAAGAGATACAGGCGATGCTGGCCAACAAAACTTTTACCACCAGCCAATACGAGATCGAGGATAGGTTTGATGGCCGCAAGATGCGCACTATCTACAAGCTACCGTACTATCCAGACCGGATTGTGCAGCACGCATTGCTCAATGTCATTGGCCCGATTATTGTCAATAGCTTTATCCGTGATTCGTTTCAGTCAATCACGGGCCGTGGAACCCACGACGCAGCCAAGCGGGTCAAGCGCCTAGTGCGCTCGCCTAGCTGCCCAAAGTACGCCTTGAAGATTGACGTAGCGAAATATTACCCATCGGTGGACAACGATCTTATGAAGGCTGCGGTGCGCCGCAAGATTAAATGCCGAGACACGCTGTGGTTGGTTGACAACATAATTGACAGTATGCGTGGACTTCCCATTGGAAACTAC